CTGCCGCGAAACCACGTGCCCGGAAAACAGGATGTCCGCATTGTGATACAACCGACACAGCCCACCCAGTTCGCACAGTGCCTCCGGCGTCGCGCTGAAGGTCAGCTGCCGCGCGCAGTCCCGATAGCTTCCGCTCCATGCCTTATCCTTTACCAGCGGCGTGATATGCTCCGTTTTGCTCCCATCCAGACTCCACGTCCGGATCTTCAACAAATCATCGTATGCCATAGCCGCCTCACAATTTGGATTTGTCCGGACAGGTGACCTTGTTGCCGGGATAGATCAGGTTGGCGTTCTTGATGCCGTTGTACTTGGCCAGCTTATAGCACAGCGCCCCGTTCCCGTAATACTTTCGGGCAATGCCCCACAGGGTGTCTCCCTTGACCACGGTATGGACACGCGCCGCCTGCTGCGCCCGGCTGGTGGATCTCGTTTTGTTCCCAGTGGCGGACTTGATCTCCGATGTCTCCGCCGCAAGCTCCCGGTATTGCCGTAAGGTCAGCCGCACATATACGTCTCCGGTGCCGTCCTGTTCCCCATAGCGCACGGGGCCAAGCAGCACCGGGAAGTTGACCGGCGTATCCGTGACGATCAGCCGTAGCACCTCGCCTGCCTCCGACCAGTCCGTCAGGGTTTTGACCATGGCGTAGGGATCACCTGTATAGCCACCTTGGGTGTAGTTTCGCGCTTCCGCTGGAAGAAGAAATTCCATCTGCTCGTCAAACAGCGCCGAAAGGCCGGGGAATGCCGCCTCTCCAGTCTGGGACATATCCAGCACCGTCACATTTCGTCCCACCTCCACGGCAAATTCGGCAGGCGTCACGGGCATGGTCAGCTGCGTATTAGTCTTCACGCTGCGAAATACGATCTGCATAGCGCCTCCTTAGTCCGCCCGGAGCTTTGCCGCAGCGATCTGTCGATAAAGCTCCGTGGCCACATCCTTGATGTCGCTCTCTTGGCGGACAGTGACCGGCCCAGTGATTTCAATCTTGACCGCGTCCGATCCGCCAGCCTCCCGGCTCTCCGCCGCCGTCTTGACCGTCTCGTCCTGATGCAGCAGGTACAGCCCCGTCTCCGGAACACGCCGCAGGCCGAAGGCATTGGACCCTTCGTAATCCTCCCACGTATCGGTCACTGGGTTGTAATTCCCGGCGTTCATTGTTTTCCCATTAAATCCAAAATTGCCAATAGCGGCCGCCAACCCTTTGGTGTACCAGTTGCCCTTTTCATAGCCTGCATCCCAGTAGTTCTGATTAGTAGACGCATCGTTGCGGATGGCCTCAGCCAGTGAGCGTTCCGACTCTAGCGCAAGCTGTGCTCCAGGTCCGGCGTTGTACTCGTTCTGGCCCTGCACCTTAGCTCGGGCAATGATCTCGCCCATTTTAGCTGCATCTCCGGTTGCCTGTGCTGCCCGATAATCATTGCTGCCCATGGCAGCATCCACAGCATCCCGAATCGCCTTTTCCTTGGCATTTTCAAGGCTGGCCTGCCATGCGCCAATGGCAGCGTTGGCTTCCTGCTGCCGCTGCCCGCTGATGCCGGATAGGTAGTCTGTCTCCGCCGCGATTCCCTTGCTGCGTTCTGCGTTATACCCTGCACCATAAGCAGCCTGCATTTCTGTTTTTGTATCCTCCAACGTGGAAGAAAGGCCGGAAAAGGTCTGAGACTGCTTTTCCATCGCCCCGTCGTACATGGTGTCCATAGCCTTCTGGATAATGCTGACGGCATTCACGCCGTTGATTTGACCCTTGGAGATCATGTCGTAGATCTGCGCCTTGGTCTTGTCCAGCCCGTCTGCCAGCATGCCGATGGCGTCCACGCCGCGCTCCTGGATCAGGTTGACGTACTCCAGAGAGGTTTTTCCGCTGGACTGCATACGTGCCAAAGCGGTTGCCATGGTGTTCATCCCGTTTGCATCCGCGCCAACGGCGCTTCCTGCGTTACCAACGGACGTCATCAGCGACAGCATCCGGCTGGGATCATCCTTAAAGCCCGTTGCAAGCGATCGGCTCATGGCCGTCAGATCGCTGTATTCCATAGGGGTCTTGGCGGCCATGATCCGCAGGTCTTTCAGATAATCGTCTCCAACGCCATTCCCAAGCATGGTATTAAAGGCAATGGCATCCTGCTCTCGCTGGGCCGCCACGGCGGAACCGGCTTGAATATCCGCATCCCGCTGGGTCAGCTGGGATTCTGTGTTTTCCTGCACATAGCTTTTAAAAGCATCGTCTTTTTTTTCGTAGATCTGATTCCCGGCGCTGACCAATCCGGAGAGGCCACCGATCGCCGCACCCGCCGCAATTCCGGCAGGGCCGAGCAGCGCACCGGCCGCCGCTCCGGAAGCCGCTCCGGACAGCGTCGAATTTGCAATCGTAGCCAACGGCTGACCTACCGCGCTTTCGATCAGCGTCCCGGCAAATCCTGCCACACTATTGCCAAGGTCGCGGATCAGGCCCGCTTTCAGGAGACCCGAGCCAAGTCCGGACATCATATCCCCGCTGCCGCCTGCTCCAGCGGCTCCAGAACCGCCGGAATTGGACCCCAGTTTCCGAATTTCCTCCTGTGTTTCCCGGATGGACTTTCTGGTGTCGCGGGATGCCTCTTCATAGGATTTCGCCGCGTCTGTCAGGTCTTTATACTGCTTTTTTGCGTTTTCAAAGTTGAGCTTGCTCTCCTCGTCGCCGGTCTTTTTAAAGGCCGCCTCCGCCTCCTTTAGCGACTTTTTCGCCGCCATCGCCTGCGTGGAGACGGATGCAAAGGACTTATTAAAGGCGTCGTTTTTCTGGCTCAGCTGGCCGACTTTCCGCTGCAACTCCTCAAACTGCTTGCTTAGCGCCTGCGAGTTGCCATACATGGACTTCATGGAACCGCTGATTTCGTCGTTTGCCTTAAATACGATGGACGATTCCGGCACTGAAACGACCTCCTTCCGTTGACTTTTTTAACGCTGTGGGATATACTAAAACATATCAAATCAAACCGATTGCGAAAGGAGGCTGTCCAATGGATCAGAAGCCATCCGTTTGGAAACAGGCCCGGGAGCTTGTATCAAAAGACCCCGTCCTTCGCGTATTGTTCTGGGGCGGCCTTGCCTGTGCCGCCGTTGCATGGATGATTGTTTTGTCCATCTGATACCCACGCCGCCCCCATAAGGGGGCGGCTGTTTTTATGTTTGTCTGTTCAACTCGATCTCAAGGGCGGAGAACTCCCGGATGATCTCTTGCCATCCGTCTTCTCGGTCGTGCAGTTCTATCAACTCCGACACCGACCAGTGGTGAAAGCGGAACAGATGAAACAGCAACGACAGTTCCGGGTCGTTCCCCGCCTCTAGGCGTTTTTTACCTCACTAAGCGTCCGGACAATGTAGCCATCCAGCATCTGGATCTCCACACTCAATTCGTCGATTTCACCCGGCGTGAGCATAGCGGTAATGGCGTCAATGGGCGTTGCGATGTTCTTCTCCGGGCTCAGCAGCCGCTTGTCGTGGAAATTCGGCTCCACGCAGCCCTCCAGAACCATGTTCACGGCAATGGCATCCGTTTTCTTCTGCACCTTCCGGATGGTCTGATAGGGGATTCCGCGCAGGGTAAAAATCACATCATGCCCGGCAAGCTCACTCAGTCGGTCAATCCGCATCCGCTTTTCCGGCAGCTTTTTACGCACATCCGGAAGGTCCCCGTTCAGCAGAAGATCCAATACGCTGCCTTTTTTCATCGTCTCTTCCATCACTGCACCTCAATCTTGTCCAGATATTCCACTCGCGTGGCGGTAAAAGGAATCGTGAGACTGCCTTCCTTGGCGGCCGCCCAGTCCATCACCGTCACCTCATCGTAGCTCACGCCGTACACCGCGATTCGCTCTGCGCCATAGGCGTCCGGGTCGGCCAGCTTGCCCACCAGCGTCTTGCGCCGATCGTGACCAGCCTGCACAGCCTCCACATCGTCGCTGCCGCGCGAATAAATCTTGTGAAGCGTGATAGACCCGGTAATCTTCACACCAGTGACCTTGCTGTCCTCGGCCATCTGGCGGCAGAAATTGATGGTGCTTTTGTTTTTGTTGAGTTTGACCTGGAACGCGGACACCTCCGCCAGTTCCACGCTGTTCTCCCACACGCCGCCAAACGTGCCGTTAATAACTCTGTATCCATCCATGTTGTCGTCCTCCCTTTACAGCCGAATGATCACACTGGCGTCTTCGATGGCGTCCACCGGCTTAATGGATACCAGCAAAAAGACGTTGGTGCCGGTGTTGGCCTCCTTGATCTCCTGCTCGCTCATATCCACGGTGGACGTTCCATGCTCCTCCAGCCATTTCTGCTGGCTGTCCACGTCAATGCCGCAGGTAAAATCGTCCATAATCAGGCCGTCCCGCGCCAGGGAGCGGAGATAGTTGGTAATGGACGTCACTAGCAGCAGCTTGTTGTCGTAGGTGTTGGGATACTTGCCGATGTAGTTGTCGTCGATGGCCGCCCGCAGATCGTGCTGCACCATGTCCAGCAGCTCCACGATCTTGATTTTCTTCCATGCGTCGCTTTTCCCGGTGACGGTGGTCAGGCTGTTGACAGCCCGTCCGGTTTTTACCTTCTCGCCGTCCCAGAAAAGCACCAACTCGCCTTTACCAACGGCGGTGTTCAGCGCCGCTTCCGTCAGCCGAGTCACATCGTGAACCTCCGGCAGCGGCGCATAAGTCGCGCTGATAGTCATAGGCGTTCCCGCCAGCAGCCCAGCCATCCGACCGCAGTAGGCAGCGGCGTCAAGAGGGTCGCCTGCGTCAATATTGATCCCAGCCGCCGTAAAGTTGACGATCGCCTCGCTGTCCGCTGTAAGGCTGGGCAACACGGCCTTGTAAATTGCGTGATTGTCGCTGCGCTGGGTGGTGATCCATGTTTTAATCACGCCCGCCTCCTGGGCCGTCAGATCGGCGGGTCCGGCCAGATAGTCAAACTGCTGCGTTGCCAGCCACGCCAGCGCCGGACAACTGGCGGCGATTACGTCGTCGGCACCGGTCACGTAAAGCAGTACCTTCTTGGGCGGCTTTACATAGCCAATAAACGCCCGCCGCACTGCCGCCTGATTAGCGGCTCCCATGGTGCTGGGCAGCTGGGACGGCGCAGTCAGCGTGTAGGTCTTATCCGCCAGCGCCGCATCCCGCAGAATCAGGGCAACCGTGCCCTTCTGGGAGCGGGCAAGCGCCGTGGACGCCGCCTGTTCAAAGGCGATGTTGATACTGGGCATTGCCAGTGTACTCATAATGTCGTGTCCTCCTTCAGACTTGTATTCAGATCCAACTGCTGCATCAGCGGCAGGATTGCCGCCGGTTCAAACTCCGCGCGGCCATAGTTCAGAGACAGCCCAACCACGGTTTCGGTGTAATCGCAGTTGTGCTCTGTGGCACAGCTGATAACCTTCAAGGCCCGGTCGTCTGCCTTCAGATATCCTTTGGCAAACAGCCCTACCAGCAGCATGGTTCGCAGATCCAGAGCCGCGAAGTGGCTGTTGTGCCGTGCGTCCACCTCCACAAAGTCCGTGATTTTGTAGGTGTACCGCAGTTTCACCCCGCCGGGAGACAGCTCCTCCAGCGCAATACCGCGCAGTTCAACCAGATTACTAGGCCGCTTAAACTCTCTGGGGACTAGATTCTCATAGACTTTCTCTCCGGGAAACAGCATTCCAACCGCCGCGCTCACAGCGGTGGTGATTTCATTTGGTGTGAGCATGCCTATCCTTTTCCTCCATACATCGCATCGTCCAGTTCCTCGTCAAATTCCCGTAGCGCAGTTTCCGCCGCATCCAACGCGATCTTGTCCGCCTTCATGGCGGCCCAGCTGTAAAATTGATAGCCCTTGACATAGATTCCGTTTCCGCGAATGCGGGGCCGGTATCGTTTCGCCCGCCCGCTTGGCTGACGGATTCCGTATCCACGATCAAGGTAGCGCGTCAGATCAGCGGAGGTCGTCCAATCGCCAGAGGATTTTGCCACCTGAATCACGTCAGCAAATGTGGGAGAAACCGCCGAATAGTGTCCGCCGCTGCCCATGCGGATCTCCTGCCAGCGTTTGATCCGGCCAGTGTTTCCGGGGACACCCCGCTGATCGATCTGCGCCAAAACCTCTTTTTGCGCGGCAACAGCAGCGGCATAGAGCGCCGTTTTGATTGCCTCTGGGACTTCCTCAATAAAATCGCTCCAGTAGTCCCACATTTTGTTCCAAGCCGTAAGATCGACCCGGCAAGACATCAGCAGTCCTCCTTCCGGCGTATCTCGTACTCGTTTTTCCATGCATCCAGCGTGTGACGCACCAGAACTTCATAGTCCTTCCCGCCTACCTCTACCAAGGACCCGGAGGCAAGCTCAATGGGCTTTGACGTTACTAGCACCAGCGTGGTAGTAGTGACGGCCATGGGCGTCTCCTGCGTGTGCCCCAAATACTTCTCCGTCAGCACGCCGGGGAATTTGCACCCTGCCGGGGATCTGTCCACATCCTTCTGGCAGTTCACCGCGCTGCACAGCGCCGCCTTGACCTCCACAATCCCCGGCTGCTCCGTGTCCGCAACGGACGTCAGAAAGCAAAACTGGCCCCGCCACAGAAAGGAAAGGCCCAGATTAATGCGGCTTGCCTTGCGCATTTTGAAAATTACGCTCCGCGCCCCGATTCCGACTGAGGAAAACAGGCTGCTGCGGTCGCTCTGCTCCGCCTTGACCCACGCGCCCCATACAGTCGTCCAGTTCCATGCATCCGCAGCCGCATCATAGGTGAATTCGCGGGCCTGCACCCGTTCGTTCAGGTCTCCCGCGCTGATAAACTCCATGCCGACCTCCTATCCACCGCTGCCGGTGCCCAATTCGGGCACCGGCTCGGTGAGTTTCAGTTGATTCAGCGTCTGACGGAAAGCCGGGTTCTCCGCCACGATGGGGCCGGTGATGGTCATATTCCTGCGCTCATACTTGTCCAGCACCATATAGTTGATACACAGGTCATACAGCGCACGGCGATCAGTGCCATCCTGCGGGATGCTGACCCCCGCGCCCGTCATATATGCAACCGATGCAGCGTACCAGCCCGGAACCAGAGAGACATCTGGGTCTTCCTCGTCAATCCGGCAATACGCCAGCAGCGTCTTCCGCCGCTCCTCCGTCAATTCCGCCATGACTTAGAGCGTCAGCGCCCAGTCGTTGTCAGCGGGCAGATACATCACATCGCCCAGCGCCACAGCGCTGCATACCACCGCCGCAGCCGCGTCATGCTGAAATTTCACGCCGTAGTGGCTGTATGCGCTCTGGGGCTTCACATCCACAACCGCAACGGCAGAGGTCATTGTGCCAGCCGCCGTAAATGCCTTCTCGCCGATCTTTGTAGCTCCGGTCCCGGAGGCGTCCGTCGCCCCGTAAACTGCAACAGTCAGCTTCTTGCCGCTGGCAAGCGCGCCGGTTGTCACGGCAAAGGCCAGCTGCCGCTTCTTTGCGGAAGAGATGTAAATGGGGGTGGAGTCCGTGGTCGCAGCCAGAGAAACGGGGACGCAGGCGACTTCCGCCTTCATACCTTCCATGATTCTGTTCATCGTAAATCCTCCTTACGCGCGCGCATCCAGCGTCACAAACGGGCTGCGCTTCTTCGTGCTGTTCTTGATGGTCAGCGGCGCATCCACCTTGGGCGCGCCGTTGCAGCGCCACACAATGCGGAAGCACTGCTGATCGGTCAGAAATTCCACGTGCATGGACCAGTCCTGCTTGGCCGTGCCCTTCATCAGCAGGACGTACTGGAACGGATCCACCAGCAGGATATCGCCCTTGCTGCCGATGGCCGCGCAGTTATCGTCAAACAGCACCGGCTTGTTCAGCACCCGCTGGGTGTCAAAGTTGCCGAGGCCGCCCTCCGGGTTCCACAGGAATTTCGAGGCATCGCCGCTCTTGATCGCAAGGTAGGGCAGCTGCTCCTCCAGATCGGGATGCATCAGCCAGCACAGGCGCTCTCGGTTACGGGGCATCGCCCGCGCCTGCATTTTGATGATGTTGTCACCCAGCAGCGTTGCGGCCGCCTGACTGGCCTCCTTTGCGACAGACACCAGCGCACCGGACTGCATAATGCCCAGAGGCTTCCCAGCGCCATCGCCGTTGATCACCGCCGCCGTCAGCAGCCGGTCGGCGGCAAGGGAGAAGCCGGTGGACGCGAGGCCCGTGAGGAACGCGGTGTCCTGAAGCATCTCGTCCGTGGCGTACATAAAGCCCATCATCTTTTCCAGATCCAGACGCATTTCCCGGCTGCTGGGCTTGCTTGCTGCAACCGATCCGCCCTCTGCCGCCCAGTGCATCTTGATACCGCCGAACACGCTCTCGGAGATGTCCGTCTCGTCAAAACGCAGCCACCGGGCGGAGTTAGAGGATGCAGAGCAGGTGTAGCGGTCCAGACGCTGAAGCAGGGGACTGTTCTGCACGGCACTCTCCATGATCGCCCCGGCAAAATCAGACTGGATGGCAAACGCGCCGTCCTCGCCGCTCCCGGTGCCGACGCCCTGTACCACGTTGTTGATCTGGCTGAGACGCTTGTCGTCGCCCACGTGCTTCGTCTGGGCAACAATGGCGCGCAACTGTTCACCGATGGAATCGAACAGGTGCAGGTCTTTCTTTGCATCCTTAGCCTCCGGCTTTTTTCCGCCGACCAGAATTCCGTCGTCGCCAAGATCAACCGGGCCGGCATTCTTCTGGCTGGCCTGCATCGCCTTGATCACCGTGTCGATGTTGCTGTTGATGCCCTCCATCTGGGTTGTGAGCGCGTCGGCCTCGTCAAATTTTCCGTCCATCACCAGCTTTTCAGCCTTGTCGGACAGTTCCGCCTTCTGCGCCCGCAGGTCGTTGATTTTCTCCAAATAGTCCATGCTTTGTACCTTCCTTTTCAAAATTTAGTAGCTTGCAAGCGACCTGATCCGAGACAGGGCGCGTCTTGCCTTCAGTTGATCCTGAGATTCTTCCGCTTTGTGGTCGGCGTAGCGCTTGCGCATGGCCGCCGTCACGCGGATGGTGTTTCCACATGCCGCAACCAATGTTCCGGTTGTGCCCGATTCGGACACGCCGTCCAGCCGCACGATCTCATCGATCAGGCCGTATTCCAGCGCCTGAGTGGGCGATATGAAAATGCTCTTGTCCATTAGGGCAATCAGATCCTCGCGGGTCATGTGGAATCCCGCACGAGCCATATAGGTCTCGATCACAGCGTCGCGGGCATTTTTCAGTTCCTCCGAATACCGCTCCATCTCGTGAAAATCCCCTTCGTCGCCTCCGGACGGATTGTGGTAGCACAGAAGCGCTCCCGGCTCCGACCGGATGGTGTTGCATCCGGAAGCCGCAATCGTGGCGGCAGACGCGCCGTAACCCTGAAACAGTGCCTCTGTGTGTCCGCTGTACCGCCGCAGCATGGATCGGATTTCTCCACCCACCGTCATGTTTCCGCCGGGAGAATTAATCAGCACGGTGACGTCCTCGCCCCCCGCCGCTTCCAGAGCCGCTTTGACATCCATTGGCGCGGTGATATCCCGCCAACCGCACCACCGGGCCACGTCCGCCGTGTCGTTGTCCAGAAGCGTTCCGCGAATTTCAAATTCCGCCATTTCACGCATCTCCTTTCAGAATGGACTCCAGCGAGCCCAAATTCTTAGTTGCCAGAAACTTCTGTCCAAGCCCGCCGGGGATGGGGTTGCGTTCATCTAGCGCCCGACATTCGTCCAGATTGTAAATACCGGTGAACACCATCTTCTGGAAGAAGGTGGCCCGCGCCGCATCGTCGCCCCGGAGGAGTACAGAAGGATTTCCCTTAAAGTACCAGTTCTTTTTTCTCTGCGCGGTGGAAAGGGACTTGTAGGTGTTCTCCTGCTCCCACTGGATGATGTAGGGCATCAGGGTGTCCGTCACGTAGGCAATGCGCTGGGCACTGTTAGAGTCGTAGGATTCCTTTCCGCTTTGCAGCATCCACTTGGGAATCCCGGTAAACCGGCTGATCTCCTCCACGCCGAACCCACGGCTCTCGATGTACTGGCTGTCCTTCTGGCTCAAGCCCATGGCCTTGTACGTATAGCCGCGGGTCAGCACCGCCGCCTTAAACGCATTCTCGCCAAACGGATTGTAGGAGCTGAACTGATCCCGGACTTTGTTTCGATCCGCCTCATTTAGATCCGCGTCCACCTCAATGATGGCGGAGGGATTTGCGCCGTTCTGGTAGAACTTCCGCCCGTACTGCTGGGCAGCTCCCTCTGCCCCGATAGTCTCCTTTGCCAGATGGATCAGCCCCCGGCCACGGATGCCGTCGTAACTTTCAAAAAACAGCATGGACAGTTCATGGCCGGAAAAGGAGTGAAACACACCGTCCACCGTAAAGTCGTACCAGTAGGTTCCGGTCTCCGGGTCCTGCCGGATGTGGCAGCACTCGGTCGGGAGTGGGATGCGCTCCACGATCTCGCCGCCCGGTCCCTGCCGGTTCCAGCAGTATCCAACGCCATACCAAAAGGCATTGGACATGACCGTCTTTCCGCACAGGAACGGGCTCATATTCTCGTTGGGACGAATCTTAAACACCTGCTCCAGCGCCGGATCCGATACCGGCTCCCGGGCGTCCCCGTTTTTGCGATAGACGCTCAATGGGATCATGCCAAAGTGGCACGTTAGGATTCTGTGCGCCGCCGCCACCGGAGAAAGCTGCTCCGCTCCATGGCGGCTGGTGTCGTACTCGCCGCCGCTATAAAAGATCCTGCGGAACTGATCGTTGACCTGATCCCATGACAGCGTGTTGTAGCTGACCGCCCGAGGCGGCCCCATCGCTTTACTCAAAAGCAATTCGCATCATCCTTTCCGCCGCGCACGCGCCACGAGCCATGCCATAACGATGCACCAGCACCCGGCAGTCGCAAACGCCGCTGCGGCTCCATAGGCGATCGCCGCAGCCGTGACAAGCGCCGCGCCGCCAAGCAGCATCAGCAGATCATCCAGATACACGGCCATGATTTTATGTCCCAGATTTTTAAGCCATTTCACCCAGCGCGCCTTTTTTTCTTCTTCGCTCATAGTCCCCAGCCCTCTCCTAAATTTTCAGTATCAAACGGCTTTGCGTTGGCCATGCCAATCATTGCCGTAGCCCTTGCGTTAATCCACGACACCGTGACGTCGATACGCCCCGTTGAACGGTTCTTCATCGGCTTAATGTTCTCGTTGCCGTCAGTGTGGCAGCGCACACCGCCAAAGCACCACCGTGCGCAGGTATTATGTTCATGCAGCATCTTGTGGTCGCGGATTTCCTTCTCCATCTCGTTCATTGCCGGTGACATGTTTTTCATGTCCTGCGGAATCTCAATGCAGTTGATGCCTTTTCGTCCTCGCTCCGGCTGTCCGCGCTGGAGGCGCGGGACGATGGTAAACGACAAGTGCGGGTCAGTACCGAGAATCTTCATGTTAAACATCTCCGCCGCCTCAAAAATGGATTCCTCCACCATGTCATAGTCAATGGTTTCGCCGGAGCACAGGGTCAAAAAACCTGCCCGCGCCCAGTCGCGATACGGAACGTGATCCCGCTTCTCGGCGTCCTCCGTCCCGATCTCTGGCCGCCAGATGCCCCAGTACAGCGTGACCCAGAAATCCAATCCATCCTGCGGAGGGAACAGCAGGGTAAATGCGGTCAGGTCAGTACGCTTGGACAAATCCAGTCCACCGTAGCAGAACTTTCCGCGTAGCAGTTCCCGCAGGGCTGCCCGCCGCTCCATGACCGGAAGTGCCTTATCCACCTCAGGCGGATTCCACTGCGTTTTGTCGTACACCGTCAGCGGAATCCAGCCCACCGTTTTCACGGAGATCCACTGGTTCAGCCTCAGCCACCGGAACAGGCGCTCCTGCTTCTCGTTTTTCTTAGCACCCTGTGCCTCCAGCCGCAGGGTGCGGAGGGTTAGGTGGCGGCCAAGCGACGGGTTGCACTGGTATCCATCTGCAACATGCCGCATTGTTTGGTGCAGTCTACGTTGTAACGCTGCAACTCGGCATACTTGGCACGTTCGGCGGCAAGCTGTTCTTGTAAGTTTTCGTTAATCCTGCGCAACCTCTGATTTTCTGCCATCTTGCCGTTGACTAACTCGCTCGTGTGGTGATAATCGGCAAGCTGTTCTTCCAGCTGCTTGATTTTTGCGTTTGCGATCAGCAGATCGGCTTCAATGTCGTTCATGCTTCATCATCCTTTCTGCGGCGGTTCAGGAAGGGGCATCCAATGTGCCGGCTGGTAATATCTCTCACTATTTGGAGCTATCATAAATGGATATACACCCATCGGGTTATGCTCAAATATGTGAATGTTTCCTTTGCCGTCGCAAGTCAGATATTTTCCGTATTTATCCGGCAGTCTCTCGCTTACCGGAATCCACTCCCTATGCTTCACCGCATCGGCTTTTCCTTTTGCGTATCCGATATCGAAAACCTCTTGCTCTTTCGGTGTCATACGGTGCGTAATTTCATGTATGCTCACTTCTTCTCTCCTTTCAGTGCCTTAATAATTTCCTCCGCCAGCGTCCGCCCGATTCTGACGGTGTTGCCAGTGATTTTGGACTCTAGGATTGCCGCTAGGTCTTTATTTTGCATCTGCGTACCTCCATTTGTAGCCGCCGGTTTTTCCCTTTCCCGTGATGCAGCACTTTCCGATTCTTTCACGGTTCGCACCGCGTCGCGCGGCACTCGCAACTGCCCGGTATTGGACATATGCACCTCCGGAGGTGGAATTAGCTTGCTTAGTTTCCGGGAGCAGCCCCACGGATGTCTGCCGACATCCGGGAGCTCTTTCGTGAAGTAGATCGCAAGGCCCCGATATCCTTGCTCCGCCATGACGCGTTTTTGGTTATACGGCACGTCGTAGGCTTCTCCCCAAACCCACAGGTATCTAACGACCGCCGGAGGAAAATCAGCGTCACGTATAAAGGCGTGGATGTGGTAGCGGTGATCTCCATGCAGGCCCTCCACGCGGTACACGTAATAGTCCATCGACTTTTTGCAAAACCGTTTCAGGCGCTTGCAAAAAGCGTCCCATACGTGCATGACCCCGTCAAGACTGTCCGGCAGGTGTTCGTCCGCAAAGGTCAGTGTATAAAAGACGCCGTCATAGCCAAATAGGGCCAGCCGCAGCTCTAGCTTGTCCACGCTGGTGCGGCACATAGCCGGTCCGCATCGTTTCCTCACGCCGTTTTTGCTGACGCCATTGCGGCGGATAAAGCATTGTCTGTCTGTTACAAAAGCCTTTACGAATGGCCCCGCCCGCTGCTGCACGCACAGATATGTAGGAGACTCATTCTCCATTGTCGGCCTCCGGTTTGCTGCAGCAGACGGTGGAATCGGGTCCTGATGCCAGATCAATTCCATTACATGATTCCGACTTGCGTCGGTAGGCAAGCCATTCTCTTTCAGAAAAATAAATTTTTCTGAGGTTAAGTCCAAATTCTGGATTCAATAATCTCAAGTACATGTAACGCAAATTCTGCCCAAACCATCCATAATATTGCGTCCCGTGGTATTCGTCGCATATCTCATGGAGTGTATTTGTTTTGTACAAGTGAATCGGTGGACCTTTTGAAAGCAACAGTTTCAGCATATAGGCCGTTGTTCGCCCGGTTACACGACCGGGCATAAGGTAATCTGAGGCCCCCACAATGTACGCTTTCTGCCAATCATAGAGTTTGATTTTTAAGGCAACTTCGATTGCGTGAACAATTGCATCATCTGCGTTTTCCATGATCTATCCTTTCCATACCCCGTCTTCTGGGGTATACTTGTCACGAGGTGATAATTATGAGAATCGAATCACTAGAAAAATGGTCTGAATATGCCGCATGGCTCTCTTCCAACGGCTACAGCATGTATATGTCCCAATACGGCATTGACAGTCCCGAGGGGTTTCACGCGTGGTTTCTCCAGCATGAGACGCCCGGCGTGGAGGTCGTAACTTACTCCGAGGCCGTGAGGGATGCAATTTACAAATTTCCGGATAGGTAATCGCTCAAAACGGCAGCTCCCCGTCCTCTGTGCCGACCTCCTCAAAATCGCTGTGGGCATCCACAGGAGCCGGAGTGGATGTGCCCGAATTGGACACATCCTTTTTTGAGTCTCCAAAATAGACGCTATCGGCAATCACTTCAGCAGAGCGGCGTTTGACGCCCTGCTTGTCCGTCCAGTCCCGTAGCTGCAAGCGGCCCTCCACCACGGCCATACGGCCCTTGCTGAAATATTTGCTAATAAACTCTGCGGTGGTGCGCCACGCCACAATGTCGATGAAATCCGTTTCCTTTTCGCCGCTTTGGGACTTGAAGTCCCGATAAACGGCTAACGTAAAGGAGGCAACGGCTGTCCCTGCCTGCGTCCTCCGCAATTCGGGGTCCCGCGTCAGGCGGCCCATCAGGATAACTTTGTTGAGCAATCTCGGCATCTCCCTTTTCGCTTTTTATCGTGTGTATATTCTCGCAAAATTCCAGCCTTGTACCCATACATCATGACTTCCACGCCGCGTGTAGCTTTTACTCTGGCGTCCCACTCTGCCTTTGCAGCAATATAATCGCGCCAATCCTTACAGGTTTCCGGGTTGTGGCATCCGGGGTAGCGCTTTTGGCAAGCCCCGCAGTTTGGTTTAGGCTTTGGCATTAGTCACCACGCAATTCAGGCCCAGCGTAGCCATCAGTCTCCACAGCAGACCAGACACGCAGGCAGCGTCTTCCTCCTGCTGGATAGCCTCCACAAGCCGCTCTATGTCATGTAGCTTATACAACGCACCATAGGCATTGGGCGGGAGCTGCGACAGCTCCACGCCCCGAATGCCCCAGTTTCCGCGCCCATCATCCCATGTACACCGTTCCATGTCACACCCCCGACAAAGCGATCATCACGTCAGTCATAATGCCGCTCCGGCTGTCGCCGCTGACGCTGACCGTCTTGTGATAGCCGTTGTCAAAGCGGATAATCACGGTCTCCTCGTCGTCCTCGTGATACTCATACTCCAGACGGCTCACACCGCCATACGCTGCGCAGATGCAGCGGGACAGCTCCCGCGTCACAAACTGCCGTTTTGCCTCATACTGCTCCATGCTCATACGTCCATACCCCGCTCTTTCATAATTTCTTCAAGCGTATCCTGACCTCCGTGCCGCATACCTTCTGGCATAGCGGGCTGGTACATCCAGAAATGTATAAAATCAAGATGCTCATTTGCTGTGCTTCTTGGCGTAGAATCCATGTAATCGCCATTCCAGTACACCGACGACTGCACGTAGCCAAATGCATCACACACAAAAAGGAATCGACCTTCATCTGGTTTCTCCTCTCGCGCAGATTTCCACGCACCGGTGAATGGCTGCGGGTCGTCCACGCGGCCCAGCAGATAATCCAGGGAGCAGCCAAGAATGTCCGCCGCGCGGATAAGTTCATCGTTGTTCAGGATATCTGCACCAAAGCACCGATCACTTAGCGTGATCCCCTCGCCCTTTTCACGATTCGCCCATTCTTTTTCGCGCCAATCGCTGTAAGAGGCCGATTCCGGTTTATTGGGTACATAGATGCCCCTGATAAAATCATTCATTTTCAGTTTTGCTGCCTTACGAGCTGCGCCAACGCGCGCCCAGCTTGCAACGACACTAGCAATGTGTGCCTGCTGCGCAGCCTCTTTTGCTGCCTTTTCCTCTTGCCTCTCAGCCTTGGCTTCTGCCTTTTCTTTCGCAATCTCGTCTGCAAACGCGGGGCAGGCGTATTTGCATTTCGACAGCTCCGGGCAGCCCTTACAGCACTGTGCTTTGCGTCCATAGCGACCGTCACAGTGTTTGGTGCAATAATCACGCTTTAGCATCCGCGACCACATATTATCGGCGTTGGTGCAGCACTGCTCGCCATTTGGGCATTTAATGGCATCCAGCGACGCCAATGCCGGAGCGTACTCTTTAATGGTGCTGGCATAAACTCCATACGTACCGTCCCGCAACTGATAGAGCTTAAGCTGATAGTCCTCCGGTTGCTGGGCGAGCTCATAGGCCGTATCCTCGGCAATTTCACTTTGCGCATACAGTTCAGACCACAGGGTAATCAGGTGCTTGCGAATCATTTTAAGCCGAGCCAGTTTGCTTTTGGATACCTTGCACGCCTCTGCGACGTGGTCGCGCATCCGGCCGGGGAACTCCACGCCCTCCTCCTTCAGCTGGTACAGCAGCGCTTCCACGCGCTCCGCCTGCTTTGCGATATCTGCGGATGATAGCCGTCTGGTGTCCGCATTGGCGTAGATCAGACGCAGCTCCCGCATGGCCGGAGACACATCGCCGTCCCGCTCCTCGATGCAAGGCACCTCCCGGTACTTTGACTGACCGTCCTCCACCAGCTTGCGCAGCGCCGCCCGGCGGCGGTGACCGGAGACAATGGTATAGCGGCCACTCTCACCGGAACGTACCCGGATGGGCTGCTGCAAGCCGCACAGCTCGATGTTGGCCGCCAGCTCGTCCAGCCCGTCAACTGCGTAAAAGTTGTTGGGGTCGTCGTCAATCAGGTCGATGTCGATGTACCGGATCTGTTCCCGACCAGATGTGTCCAATTCGGGCACATCCGTTTTCAGCGTTTTGGCGAACTCGCCCATATCAAATTTGGCTTTAGCCATGCTGCACCTCCATACCCAAAAGCTCATCCACCCAACGTCGATAATCCACGGCAGCAGCGCTTCCGGGGCTATACTCGCGGAGCGGAGAGCGATCAAACGTACTTTCCGGCACCTTATCCGTCCGGCGAATCGTCTGCCGGAACACCGGCATCCGCATAGATCGAAGCAGCTTTTCACCCTGTTCAACTACCGGAGATCTGTGCCACTGCGTAATCAGGATACCAGTCACCCGGATGCTACCGTTTGCCGCCCGCATACTGGCAATTTGGGCCGCCATGTCCTGTGTTCCGGTAAATGAAAATCCATCCACAAGCATGGGGATCACGACCTCTCTGGACGCGAGAAGCGCCGCAATGCTGCCGACGGTAAAGCCCGGAGGGCAATCGAAAATGATGAAATCCGTATCAGCGTCGCTTTCAGCCGCCTTAACAAAATCCATCATCCGCTCTGGCGCGCCACTACCGTCCTTGATGGCACTTACGTCCAGATCGTACAGCGCTGAAGAGGAGGCCAGCAGGTCAAGCCCTTGCTTAATAGGCATCAGGTTATCGCTCCAAACCGGCTCGCAGTTTCCGGTCAATTCGTCGGCCAGTGTGAGATTCAGTACCGGGTCAAACTCTGGAAGATAAAAGCGGGTTAGATTGGCCTGCCCGTCACAGTCCACCAACACCACGTGCTTCCCGCGCCGGAGCAGTTCCTCCGCCAGATTGATGGCGGTCACGGTTTTCCCGACGCCGCCCTTGTTGTTCATAATTGCAATCGTTCTCATTTCTTTCGTCCTCTCCTGTCCAGCTCGCAGGGGGTGCAGGAAAACGTTTCTGTCCAGCTGCCCCCGTTGGCTGCTGTATACCGCACGCGGTAGTACCGCTGCTGCGGATGGATGTATACGACCACGGCCGGAAGCGATACATTATCGTCCGGCATGCCGTAGGTGGTGTCAAACGTGGGGATAATGCGCAGGGTGTCTCCAACTCTCATTTGCCGCCCTCACTATCTGGCGGGAATACCCGGTCAACCTCAGCTAGATCTCGCTGTCTGGTGATCTCACGTATCTCGATCTGCTGCGACTTTAGCTGCGCCTTTGACTTTTGCATTGGCTCCGAGACACCCGGAGCAATGCGGGTAAACGTCTGCAAATCGCCGTCAAACTTAAATAGCACCATGTCCAGCGCTTCGCCCTCTTTGTTTTTTCCGATGCGCAGGATCCGGTTACTTGCCTTGTCGTCGTAGTCCTCGCGGAACAAAAACATAATAACGTCGGCGTCCTGCTCAATTTGGCCAGAGGATCGCAGGTCTGACATGATGGGTGGGCGGATATCACCGCTTTTTTTATCGCGCTCTGGGCGGGACAGCTGAGACAGGGCAAGGATGGTTGTATTTGTGATACGTCCAAACTGCTGGAGGCCACTGGAGACGGCTGTCACACGGTCAAATTCTTTTTCCTTCCGCATCCACGCGGGGGACGCGACCTTTTGCAGGTAGTCGATCACGACCACGTCAAAGTGATGCGCCTGACTGTATGCTTGGATATCCAGCACCGTCATACCGGCAGCGTCGATCAGTGTAACCTGTGGGGCAATCAACTTGTCCTTCAGGTCGATTAGGTCTTTGTAGTCCGCCTCGGACATAGCATTGCGCTTGATGGTCGTATAACTGATCATTGCAGCGCTTGATACATGCCTGTCAAACAGCTTGTCCTTTGTGGACTCGTAGCTAAAAAATCCAACACGATGCTTCATGCCAATGCCAGCCGCAAATTGCAGTGCAAGCGCAGTCTTGCCGTCTGATGGGTACCCACCGATTACGACCATGTCGCCCGGCTCCGCAAAAATTCGCTCGTCCAGCACTGGGACTCCCCAGCTCAGATATACCGGCTTTTTCTCTCCGTCGTGCCGGTCGAAAAAGCGCTCGTAGCCCTCCGCAAAAGTCATGGACTGGACTTCCGGCTTGCCAACTCTGGCCTGCATGGCCTTGTCCAAAATTGCCTGTGCATCGTCCGCATCGTTTGCCGTCGCCAACTCCGCGCCCAGATCCTGCAAATGCTGGAGCATGGCGGAGCGCTTGAGCAAGTCTATGTAGGCATCCAGATTGGCGGACGTCGGGGTGGCGTCGATCAGATTGGAAAGCAACTGTGTAAATCCGCTACCAACCGTCTCCCGAACCGTGATTCCGTCTATCGGTTTCCCCGCCCGGAACAGCGCCTGTATCGCCTGAAAGATCGTCAGGTACTGCTTGGTGGTAAAATCCGACGCCTGCACTCGGCTTAACGTGGGGCCGACCGTGTCAGGGTCAATCAGCATCGACCCTAAGACGCCGCACTGGGCATCCAGCAATGTCTGTGCCAAAAAAGCGTCGGTCTTAACCTCACTCACAGAAACCGCCCCCTTCGCTCGTCGTCAGGTTGTGGGCTGTTCTGGCAGTTCTGCGCCGTCAGCTCATCCTCCCAGCGGCGCTGGTTGATCCATGTGGCTGGCATGGGGATGTACCTGCCGTTATCCCGCTGCCAACCCTCGGATTGTTTTTGCTGTTCCAGTGCCGCCGCCATTGTGCGGCAAAGCTGGATATCCGGCTTGAGCCGCATCCACGCCTTCCGGGCTGGAGCCTTTGCATCATGCCGTGGGTATGCCTTCCAGAACCGTTCAAACATTTCCGACTGCTCGTCCACCCCCGCTGGGGGTATGGGGGTTGGTTTAAGTCTGTCTTGGTTTAAGTCTTTACTGGGTTGTGTCTGTTTTACCGTCATCGGTTTTTCACGCACACCGGTTTCACCGTCATCGGTATTTTGCCGTTGTCGGTTTTCACCGCTGTCGGTATTTTCGGACAGCGGTTGAGGAATATCGTACAGTGTGTACTCGATCTTGCAAAACTTTCCGCTGCCCTCATGCTTCTGCTCGCGCACAAGATATCCAGTCGTTTCCATCTCCCGCAGGCATTTGCGTATTGTATCCTTGCTGACGCCAACAAACGCCGCGAGGCCACTGACGCTAAACTGCCATCCTTGTGGTCTGGACTGCATCACGGTGTACAGGCCAAGCGCTTGCAACGATAAATCCTTGATCGGTGGATTTGTGATGGTTGTAAATCCGACCTTTCGGCCGGACTTAATAATGCTCTCAGCCATACAATCAACCCTCCGCGAGGATAGCTTTGCAGAGCCGGTGGATACCCACCTCGCACATCACATCCCAGTCTGCAACAATCCTTGCCTCTTCCGGCGTCAGATCATCACGCCACGTCTCTGTCTCCGGATCGTTCGTTTCCGCGCTCCAGTTGTCGTTCATCTCACACAGACGTTCTTCCCTAATACCATTAGGCATCCTTCCGCATCCCCTTTCTCTCGATAAAGTCCAGCAGCCGAAACAACTGCCAGACAGACCAGCAAACGCCGATCAAAACAAATGCAAGCGTCCATCCACTCACGGGAGGTCACACCTCCCTCCGCGTAAAACAGGGCTTGCATTTTCGACCGGTTGTGATATAATAATTTTGTAATCGTTCTCGGTCGAAAGGCCCTGAACAGAGCCGCTTCGGGTGCCAGCCCGGGGCGGTTCTTTTTTTGCACCCATAATTCCGGGGGAAAACAGGACTTGAAAGCAAGCTGCAATCACGTCCCAGATCCTCTGGCGGATCGTCTCAAAGTCCAGTTGCTCGCTGGCGTCCACAACATTGTCCTCTGCAATCTGCATAAGGCGGTGAAAATTGTGTGATAAGTCCGCGTCTCGGTTCATCAGGGCCAGAGATGCGGGAGCCAGCGACTGGATGCGGATATCACCCGGCGGAAGCACCCCCAGAGCTCCGCAGGTGGCCTGTATGTGTGCAAGCCCCAGCCACGGAGCCTCGTAAACATCCATCATCTTGCGCACAATGTCATTTCCAGGCACCCTCTGCGCAAGCTCCCACGCCTTAATGCTCTCAACCGAGGTGTTGAGTTGCTCGGCGGCCTGTTCCTGCGTGAAAGGTGTCGTCTTCCGGGCTGTTTGGTAAATTGATCTGTTGGTTCCCGGCATGGTTAAATCCTCCTTTTCGGGGTATTATCATACAAGGCGCATCCCCGGTACATATGTAAGTTTCTCCCGCTTTTGCTTTTGCTCGGGCTGAGCAACGGGGGAGATCAGCGCCCGCTGGATATACGCCTCGACATCCTCCTCGGCATACCTCACGCAGCGGCCAATTTTATACCGGGCAAGTTCGCCTCTGTCCGCCAAGCGCTGTACCGTAATCGGGGCTACAGCCAGCCGCTCGGCCACGTCTTTTTCTCGCAGCATCGTCATACAATCACCTTCCTTTCACGCGCTGGCAATCTTACGTCCCATAACCTCATCCATCGAGCATCCAAATATGTCTGCCATGTTTGCCAGCGTCTCGTAGGAAGGATTCTGCATGCCGTTTTCCAGTTTCCAAACAGACGGCGGACGGATCCCAAGCAAGTCTGCGAGCGCGCTTTGATTAAGGCCTCGAGCTTCACGCAAGCGCTTGATGTTGTTTGTGGGATTGTTTGTTTTCATTGGTAACTCCTTTCTAACACTTGAAACATTTGTTTCGGCGTGATAAAATAACCTACTAGGTATAACGTGCGAGTGCACGCCGCTGGGTTTTTCCTTGTAGCTACAATATAATCGCAGTTTTTGCGTTTGTCAATCGCTAATTTATAAATTTGCGATTAATGGCAATTTATACAAATTGTCCAAGACTTATTTGGTTGTCTTTTAGGAGGTGTATTTGTGGATATCGTAGATCGCATTTTTAATTTGGTTGATGCCCAATACAAAGAACAGAGAGATTTTGCCGCAGCTATTGGAACAACACCATCTATGGTCAGCCAGTGGCGTCGCAGAAAATCTGCATCTTATTCCAAGTACCTTCCGCAGATTATTGAGACGCTAAATACCACCAGTGAATATCTATTGACTGGTGATGGGCCTAAAACAAAAGTGCCCACCTCCAAAGCCGAAACGGACGCAGTCAAGCCGGAGCATATCCGGGCGGCTTTTTTTGAGGGTGCCGAAGACCTGAGTAAAGAAGAACTAGACATGCTTTGGGATGATGCCCGGGCTTACATGCAGTACAAGCTGGAGCAGCGGAGGAAGCAGAAACATGACAAATGATCCCGTTGACTTATACAAGTTTGCGGAGCAGCGGGACATTGGCGTAGACTGGTTCCCGATGCAGCGTTCTGCGTCGCTGTCTGTTCCGCTGGATGACGGGTCGTACAGCATTGCAGTCGACCCGTGGAAGATGTCGACCATCCAACAAGAGAAGGTATGTTTAGCCCATGAGCTGGGGCATTGCGAAACCGGCAGCTTTTACTGCGAGGAGGCGGCGTTGGATGTCCGCCAAAAGCACGAGCATCAGGCCGATAAGTGGGCCATCAACCGCCTTGTCCCTGTGGATGAGTTGGATGATGCCATTGCTGATGGCCGGACCGATATCTGGTCGTTGGCAGAGCATTTCGGAGTAACCGAGGATTTTATGCGCAAGGCCGTCTGCTGGTACACCCACGGCAACCTTGCGGCAGATTTATTTTTTTAACCTATCGCCGGACGGCGAAATAAATAATGTGCCCGATTCGGGCACATGGGAGGATACTATGAAAAAGCTAATGTCTCTTGCACTGGCATTGCTCATGGCTGCGTCTCTGGCCGGCTGCGGCTCCTCCGCTCCGGCACAATCATCCTCGTCCGCCGGAGCAGCTACCAGCAGCGCTGCCATCGCGTCCGCGTCGGCAGCTAATCCGATGGCTGGATTTGACCCGCAGAAGGCCGAAGTAGCCAGTGGGCAGTCGGATACTGCTGCATTGCCCACTTTCGGCGTCAGCTATACGGGATTGCTGGACGTTTTAAAAGAATCCCACACTGGATTTGACGCGGAACCTGAGACACATGTCATGCAGACAACGGATGGAGTTAGCCTGAACCAATATATATACACAGCGGATGATTTTATCAGTGTCCAGTTTTATGAGACAGAGACCAACGAGCTCCAGAGCGTTATCGTTATGGCTAAGTATGCTGATATGACCTCCGACCAGGCGAAAACCCTTGGATCATTTTTCGCTTTAATTACCGGAGCGTTTGAGCCGGATGCCAGTACGCTAAATGATATTGATAAAAAACTAGATATTGCAAATGCTGGATTTGCATCTGGCACCTGCAACTTAGCCAGTGGGACACTTGCCGATTATATGTATATTGTCGACAATAGTAGCGCCATGGTCACAATAACTGCAATCTAAACGCAAGCGCCGCCCGGAAGGGCGGCGCTGACTATAGGAGGGACTATGCCTAAAAAGAGTAAATACTACTTTGACGGGCGCTATTATTGCTGCAAGATCCGCAAGGGAGCCACCAGCAAGGAAGGATACAGCATCGTCCGGGCAAAGACCGAGGATGAGCTTGATCGGAAGCTGGGCGAACGGCGACATGCGGCGTCCCGTGGTGTGGATCTCAACGATGGCACCATCGTGGCTGAGTGGTGCGTGGAGTGGTATGGTAACCGCAAGGCGACGCTTTCTCCATCTGAGCAGTCCTATTTCCGCCCGATGATTAACAACTTAATCTGCCCGGCAATCGGCAATGTACGGCTGCTGGACGTCCGAGCCGAGCACCTTCAGCGGGTGATGGCGCAGGCCGCGGGGAAATCAAAAAGCTATCAGGGGAAGCTGGTGCGCTTGCTGCATCGGCTATTTGCGGATGCATTCTCCAGCAAATTGACCATGGACGATCCATCCATCTCCATCAAGCCGGGAGGTATGCCCGCGCAGCAAAAGCAGTCACTGACCAAAGAGCAAGTCGCAACCCTGTTTGCCGCCATTGAGGGCACTCGTGCGGAGATCTTCTGCGCGCTTTGTTACTATGCCGGACTGCGAAGTGAGGAGGCCTGCGGCCTCACGTGGGATGATGTGCATCTGGAGGCGGACACGCCTTATCTGGATATTTCACACACCACCACGTGGCCGGAGCGAGGCGATGGCAAATGGCCGTGCCCCACAAAAACGCCAAGCGGCGTCCGCAAGATACCAATTCACCCCGAGCTTCTGCGACGTCTGAATGCAGTACCAAAAAGCAAAAAGAAAAATCCATTTGTTGTCGCTGGGCACGGGAAGCAGCCCGTCACCTATCAGAGCAAGCGCCGCATCTGGGATATTGTACGCGGGAGGATGACGTATAAGGCTCTGGGAAAGCCGCAGCCGAAACGGAAACCCGGTCAGCCTGGCCCTGTTGGTATCCCGCGCACGATTGACGTCTATTTCACGGCGCATCAGCTCCGGCATACGTTCGCCAGCAATATGATTGCTGGCGGAACAGATATCAAAAAGGTGCAGTATCTGATGGGACATGCGGACGCTACTGTTTTGTTAAAAATCTATGCACAAGTAGTCGGCAATCAACCCGCTGATCTATCCGGCGCGGTCTCCGGTTCTCTTTGA